ACTCCAATTGTTTGATAAATCATTCCAAGTTGATTGTCCATTCCAATTTGTTACTGCATAATTCTCACTACCATTACTACCATTTGGTTCACCAGGTGCCCAGTTATTATAAACACCTACAATGTTTCCGGCATTTTGTCCGTTTGAGGTTTTCATTACAGTTCCCTTTTCAGGTCCTGCATCAATTACCCATCTACCATCAACAACTTCATCTGTTGCCGCAAACCATATACTAGCTTGAGGAACATTGGCAAATATAAAAGCGTTTTCATCGGCAGAAGTAATTGTTACCAAATATCCTGTCTGTCCTTTGAATGTTGTTAGTAATGATGCAGCTCTTGCTCCAGTGTAAGTATCTCCAGTTGTTACAGGTTTATAAAAGTGTCCGTTGATTGGATTGTAATAGAAACCGGTTGGATTTAAGGTTGCCGATACTGATATTTGAACATTACCAGCAGTTGCACCAGTATTTATTTTTAAGGATGCTAATGCGTTGTTTATATTTGCTTGTGTACCTGTAAAAACTAAACGAGCTTTATTACCCGTTAAAGTAAAACCAGATGCTGGAGTTAGACCAGTTGTTGTAGTTAAATTGAAAGTTGTACCCGTTGGTGGATTGATAAACCCTATTGATGCTAATAAAATATCAGTAGAAGTAAATCCATTCAAAACAAATCCACTACACGCCTGCCCACTTACGTTTAATTCAAACTTTTTAGAGGCAGGTTGTGTAATGGATTGTGCTATGGATATACTACTGGATAATAATATTAATATTACAACAAGTAGTTTTCTCATTACTCTACATTTAATCTAAACTTATTTCCTTTTCCATCTACCGCATCTGATAATTCAGTATAGAATAAACCAGCGGTATTAGTTAGAGGAACGTTTGATGTGAAAGTTAATTTATATGGTGTACCAGTTTTAATTCTTGCAGTTTTGATTTGGTCCATAGAACCAAATGTTAATCTACCATCTTTGTTTGTTGAAAAGTTAGTTATAGATGAACCAGCATCAAATACTATACCATCTAAAGTTAATTTAGAACTATCATATTTTAAAATAACTTCCAATCCAGCTAATCCTTCTTGTGATAAATTACCAGTTAGTATCACCTTATTGTTTTCAATTTTAGATGTTAAACTTAAAGTTGCGGTTCCTGCTACTTGATTTGCATATATTCCTCTACTAGCAATGGTTCTATTCATTGTTGTTTGACCACCTGTACTATTTGCAGATATTGGTTGACCAGGATTAGATGAATGTGAGAAGTCTAAATCACCACTAAATGCATAAGAGAATAACTCTGTTTGATTTGCCGTTGTTATATTAACTACGTTGTTAGATTGTGCAGGTGTAATATTAGGATATACCGCTTGTTTAGCTGATATAAACCCTAACGATGTTGCAGCTTGTCTAGTTATGTTTGCTTTTGATGATACATCTTGTCCTAAAATATAGGCAAATAAGTAATATGCATCATTATTATTAAAATCAGTATCTCCAGTTGTTACATTACCAATTGCCTTTTCAATTGCAGGATATTGGAATATAGATGATGTACCATTTAATCCAACATCGGTTACTGCTAAAAATGCTCTATACGCATCTGTAACCGTTACTACATTGTTTAAATAAGCTGCCCCAAATGTTGGAACAATATAGACACCAAATGTATCACCAATATTAAATTGTGCAAAATCAGCTATACCACCACCACTTAATGCTTTCTTTGCTAATGGTGGAACACCCCAGTTTGTACTACCATCTCCATTTAGTGGTTGTATTTGAACTGATAATGATGAAATATCAAAATTGGATGGATAGCCAACTTTCACTCTAAATGCAGAAACGTGTTTTACATCTGCATCTGCGAATGATAATTGAAGAACTTGCGAACCAATCGGTATAATTGGTGCATCGTTTGTTCCGTTTGCCGTTGCCAAATCCAATTTATGTATTCCTTGATATGTTGAGTTTTCTAATAAGATAAACTTTTCGGTTGCCCATAAACCATCAATTACCGCATCTGCTCTTTGTGTTGTAAATTGTTTTACTATCCAATCGTTATTTGGTGAATAATTCCAAGGTGTTGAAGCATATTGTTTATCCAATTCACCAACTCCAATTGTAGGATTTTGTGTGAACATATAATTTGGCCAAGTTGCTTCAAAGTTTTGTGCAGTTTGTCCTTGTGAAAATTCAGTAGGTCCTAACTTTTGTAAGTGTTTGTTTGAGTATTGGTAGCGCATCCATAGGTATCTTGGATTTGTACTTCCCTTAACAACATTGTACCTCATTGTTAGTGTATCACCAACTCTGTAAGGTTTTGAGTTGATGATTTCTTGGTTAATGATAAGTTGTCCGTAAGACATAAATGATGTTAAAAACAACACCAAACCGAATAATAAGTTTTTCATTATAATAGTTTTTTGATTAAGGTTTCACAAGTCTTTTTAATAGCATTTCTGGCTGATTGCTGATTGAATTGACCACCTTCATTAACTAATAATGTACTGGTAGATACTTCGGATGAACTTTCTTCTGCCAAAAACTGCTTTAATTTCTTGCCGTTTTTGTAAAGTGTGCCCTTTATTCGTATAACTACTTCAGTTTCATCTGAATGAAAAACTGATATGTTTGTTTTGGTTGTTAGAATATCGAAGAAAACGATTTCTGTTTTGAGAACGATTGTGTTCTCATCTATGGTTTCCATCAAAGGATGGTTCTCTTGTACTAATTCTTGTAAGATATTTTTTACACCAAAAGCCAGGTTTTTGTTGCCGGTTAAAGGTCCTATTTGAACGCTATTAACAACTTTCTCAACAAAAACTGGCTCTGTACTTTGTGCCATACCCATAATAGGTAATAGCACCAACAATATTGATGTAATTAGTCTCATAATTTCTCCCATAAATAAATATAGGAGAAATCATAAAACGATATTAAATTTTAAGTTTTAAGGAAGCAATTTCCTTTTCAGGCGTTCCGTATTTTTGACAAAGGTTTAGTATTTCAGTTTTACCATATTTGGTAGAATATAGAATATCCAAATATTCTTCTGCCTGTAATGTGGATACTTGATTATCTTTTGCTACCAACTCAATTAACCATTTTTCATAATCAGCTGATTTTTTACCTTTCATGTATTTTAGATAATATTTTTTCTTTGGTATTACATCAATCATAACTTTGTAGAATTGTTCAGCCTCTAATGTCTCAACCAATGGTTGTATTTCAGCCAAAAATTCTACAAATTCATAATTCATTGATAGGTAACGAAAAATAAGATAATTAGTCCAAGTCTTTTTATCCTCTACGGATATTGTATTGAAATAATCAGATTTCTGATGTTCCGTTATTGCCGATATGTGGTCAAATAAGCCCAAGCGGGTTTTTTCCTTCGCCATTTTCTTTTGGTTTTCTTAATTCGGGTTGTAACAACTCTTCTAATGGTTCTCCACACTCTACACATAAGTAGATTTCAAATGGGATAATTTCATCCGATGCTGCACCTGTGAGTAATTTACTCATCTTTTTAAACTTATACCCAATTGCAAAAGTATCACCTCCACAATTTGCACAAGCCATATCCTTTGCTTGTGATATGTTTGGTTTTCCTAAATTACCACCTATCATCGTATCACCATTAAAACTTCTTGCTCTCGCAATAAAATATAATCTTTACCAGCCAACTTAATAGTTTGTGTATCATAACTATTGTGTGGTAGTAATACTTTGTTACCAACCTCTAAAGTCATAGGGATACGAGTTCCGTTTTGTGTAAATACACCAGGTCCAACTGATATTACTTTACCCAATTTGTTTTCCCCATATTGTGCAGTCTCTGGTAAGATAATACCACCAACTGTCTTTTCTTGCTTTTCAATCTCAATTAAAACTCTATCACCAATAGGTTTTGCTGTTTCTGTGTTTTCCATAATTTATTTTTTAATAATTCCAATTATACCTATAACTCCTGCCATAAAGCAGATTTCTTTATCTACTACCATAGAATCTCTATATTGAGCTTCTGCTAATGATAGAATAACACTAGCCGTATTACCAGCTGCGTAATCATCTACCTTTTCATACAAATATGCATACAACTCCGTAAAATCATTTAATCTATTATCCAATACCAATTGTCTGATATTTAGATATGTATTACGTTTATCATCACTAGCTTTCAAATAATCAACTAATTTGGATTTAACATCCGATTGAATCAAAGTTTGAGTATCAATTTTTAATTCACCCTTCGATGATTGTAGTTGGCAAGTATTTATAACTCTACGAATATCAGGATAATACTGATTAATAATCTCTGCCAAATTCTTAATATCAAATGCAATACCCTCTTTAGTTAATACCTTACTAACATGAACTGCAACATCTTTCTTTGATGGTGGTATTACCGCAAATGTTTGACATCTAGAAATGATTGGTTCAATAATCTTTTCGTGATAGTTACAAGTTAGAATGAAACGGCAATGTGCACTAAATGTTTCCATTACATTACGAAGAATTGCCTGACCATTTGGTGTTAAATAATCTGCCTCATCTAAAATGATAATTTTATAACCACCAAAACCAACTCCACTTGCAAAGTTTTTAATTTTAACACGTAGAGTTTCCACACCATTCTCATCCGATGCATTGATAATCATATAATCACATTTGATTGTGTTTGCTATGATTTTAGCTAATGTAGTTTTACCAGTACCAGCTTTACCATAAAGTAATAAATGTGGTATATCGTTTCTCTCCAAATAGCCCTCTACTTTTTCTTTCAATAACTCATTACCAATATATTCATTTAATACCTTTGGACGGTATTTTTCCACCCACAAACTATGGTTTGAAGATGCATCCTCTACTTTTTCTGTTTCAAAAAACGCCATTATATTTTATTGTTTATCTGTTAATTTATTATGCAATATTTGTAACATAACATCATTGTTTTTTGATAATTCACTACAACGATTTATAGCCATAACCTCTCTTTCTTTTCTGAACCCATCGTTATCCAATAGTTTATCCAACATTTCAAATAAATCCTTTTTGAATTTGAAGAACATACCATCGGGTTCGATTTCTCTATAACAATCTGATTCCTGATAAATCATTGGTGTACCATTCATCATACAATCCGTAGCTGCTACACTCCACCCATAGTTAGTTTGCCTCATTTGAATACCAACTAAACAATTTTGTAATCTATTATAGTATTCGTGCTTTGGTACTTTCGTATTATCAATCCAACTATGTTCGGGTGTACCATCTAATTGTGGCACCCATACATTAAAGTCTTGCCGTTTCTCTCTATACTCTTCCATCAATTTAATGAAAGATGGATACCCTTTATAAGCTGCTGCTCTGTGGTTGAATACAATCGTATTAGTTTTTTCATTAGATGGTGTAGATACAATTTTACTATCATCTATACCAAGATTCCATACTGTAAGTATTTTATCTAAATTACTAACAAATCCATCACTATACCAAATACTAGCTTCTTCCAATACTCTGTTCTTTTGGTCTTGTGTATTTAAGAAGCAAGTTT